TTATCGTTTTTCGGCAATTTCTCCTGCTTTTTTATAGATGCTGTTTGGTGCGATACATCCACGTACCATAGACAATGGATAAATATTTGTATCATGCCCAACAATAGACCCAGGATTCAGGATTGTTCCACATCCCACTTCAACGCGGGAACTTAAGATTGCTCCAATCTTTTTTCTTCCTGTTTCAATCTTTTCCTCTCCATTTTTGATCACAACATTTGTCTTGTCGGATTTTACATTCGATGTGATAGATCCTGCTCCCATATGAGATTTATATCCTAAAATAGAATCCCCAACATAATTATAATGAGGTACCTGAACATTATTAAACAAAATATCATTCTTGATCTCTGTAGAATTTCCTACCACACAGCCTGCACCGATCAATGCATTTCCTCTGATAAATGCTCCTGGGCGCACTTCTGTATCTGGTCCGATGATCGCTGGCCCATTGATCGTTGCTGTCTTAGCAATTGTTGCACTTTTGGCGATCCATACGTCTTCTTCCACCTGATCATATTCATCTGCTGATAATGTTGGTCCAACTTTCAGCACAAAATCTTTGATCAAGGGAAGAATCTCCCATGGATAAGTTGTCTGTTCAAATAATTCTGTTGCAATTGTCTGATCTAAATCCTGAAAGAATTCTTTGTTTGTTAATTCTACCATCTGACTTACCTCTTTCTGTTCTTATTATTTGTTTCAATCCACGGTCGGTAATTTTATCGAGTCCGACACAACATATAGATTCCTTACTTAATCATTTGAAATCCAACTCAATCGGACAGTGATCTGATCCCATCACATCTGTTAAGATCTTTGCATCACTGATCCGTTCTTTTAAACACTCTGATACAATGAAATAGTCGATACGCCACCCTGCGTTATTCTTTCTCGCATTGAAACGGTAAGACCACCAGGAATAGATTCCTGTCTGGTCTGGATATAAATAACGAAAGGTATCGATAAATCCATTATCAAGAAGTGTACTCATCTTTTCTCGTTCTTCATCTGTAAAACCAGCATTTTTGCGGTTTGTTTTTGGATTCTTAAGATCGATCTCTGTATGGGCAACATTTACATCGCCGCCATGATAGATACAGACTTCACCAGGCGAATTTATTATTACTTTGCATCAAACTGCTTACTTTATGAACTAGATTTATTACACTGTCATCGTAAATTGGTATCTTTTGAAATTTTAATTCAAAAAAACTTATTTGTCAACAAAACTCAGGAGGAATACATTATGCGTGTAAGATGGAAAGATAGTGCCTGTGTCACGTCTAAAAAAACTATAAAATACAGAAAGCATTATATAACTGCTTATAATAAGGATGGAATTGCTGGATGGATCATTGATCTTCCGGATGATCATAACATTTATAAGTCCCATTATTGTGCTGAAAATGCTATTGATCTCGCTCTTGGTGGGTATGGAGTAAAGGGAAAACCTACAAAGAAAAGATTGAAATTTGGAATTGAGATTGTTGGAACATATTAAAATTTCTAAATTTAAACCTAAATAGGGATAACATGGGTTGCGTTCTTCACAATGTAAATTGAATTACCCTACATTTTTACATTATTTTTAAGTATTAAAAAAGGACTAGAGATATACTCTAATCCTTTATTATCTATATTTTTTCATTAATTTTTTTGAATCTTTTCGTACAGTTCTTGTATTCCCAGTCTAATTACATCGGATGCTGTTAATTGCAATATATCACAGCATTCGTTTAATTTTTTAACATCGTCCTCTGACATTCTCGCTCGCTTCACTATTGTTTTTGGATCATCTGTAGGTCGTCCCATTTTCTTTTTCTCCATTGTTCTCACTCTCCTACCTCTTGCCATTTTCGTTCAATTGTGTTATTCTAACCCCGAAGGGTGTCAGGTGGTGGCAAGTACCACCTGAGCTTTTGGTTTTGGATAGCCTTGCTTATTTATTAAGCAGGGCTTTTATTTTTCTCTTTGCTTCTTCCAGTGTTTCGCACTGGTTTACAATTTCAAGAATCTTTCTTGTCTGATTCTCTTCTGCGGTTTCTTTTAACAGTTCTCCTAAGTTCATTTCTTCGTCCATTTTTTGCTCCTTTCTGGCTACTTGCCTGCCTTACTTGTTAAGTATATCTTAACTGTAACTTTATTATATATTATGTAGCTACAAATATCAATATGTTTTTATATTATTTTTGATGTTTTTATATATTTTTTTGCAATAAAAAAAGACCAGAGGATTTCTCCCCCGGTCAATATTAAAATTTAAGGTATTTTGTAGCAGAATACCCTACCACGCTCTTGTATTTAACTTTCGTCCACGTGCTGCCTTTTTTAATTACTTCTGCTTTTGATCCTTTCGGAATTTTACCAATAATCTTAGATGATCTGTTAGCACTGTTTCTGATCATAAGTGGATCGGATTTTGTGACAACCTTAGCATACACAGTTGCTTTGGTAACTTTCTTCACGGCTGTTTTTACAGCTTCCTTAGCCTTGGTAGCTGTTCCCAGCTTTTTATTACAGATTCCTTCTGCGATCAGCTTTGCAATCTTATTAACGTTTTTACCGATCTTATAATCGGACTTGGAGTCACAGAAAAAGCTCTCTGTCATGATCGTTGTTGCCTTTGTGCCATTCAGCATGTACAGGTTCGTTCTCTTCTGCACATCACGATCTGTAAATCCAGCGGATACGAGTTTCTTCTGCACTCTCTTTGCGTACTTCTTACCATTTTTGGAAACATATAATACTTCTGTTCCGTGTGCTTTTCCGTTATAGCAATTCAAATGACCTTCTACGACAAGATCATAGTTCTTTGCATTTAAACGTGTCAGTTTCCATGTTTTTTCCTGTGATGCAGCGGTAAACACCTTCTCTGGGCAGATATACAGATCAACACTGTGTCCGTCACTCTCCAGATATTTTTTTACCTTTTTCATCAGCTTTTTGTTGTACTTATACTCGTTAACTCCACCACAATCTTCGCCACTTGCAGATGTGTATGATCCATTCTTAAGTAAGCTGTGTCCTACTGTCAATGCGATTCTCATATGCTTACACCTCCTGATCGTTTGATAGCTGGTTATCTTCTGTCTGTTCCTCTGGATCTTCTAAGTCAGTTTCAGGTAACGGAGTCTCTGCATAATTTGTCCATGTTCCGTCATCTAACTCTGTTGTGTGATTCATCTTATCTTCTTTGCTGACTTCCTCAACATCTTCTAAATCATATACTGAATTATTTAATTTTCCATCATCTAAAAGGTCCTTGACTCCATCAAACCACAGCTGTACGATCTCTTTTAACATATTATCACTAACAAACAGCTGAATCGGCTTCGGCAACAGTCCCCTTGCCATATGTATTACATAATCAAATTTCTGCTGCCCTTGCTTAGATGCTTTGAAGGTTTTCTCTGCTTCTACAAACAGCTTGTATACATCCAGTCTGATCCCTTCCAGACCTTTTTTTGTGATATAGTCGATCAATTTCTTAATCAAAAAAGCAATGATCAATACTGTGATCACTGCCAAAAACAACAACTTATTCTGTTCAAATAATTCTTTCATTTTATCTCTCCTTCTTAGATTCCAACTTGCTGCAGAGCAAACCCGATCACTGCTCCAATTAACGCAGTCAGGACATACATAGAAATGCTTCTCCATTTTTCTCCGTCTCGGTTTTCCAACTCTTCAAGCCGTTTGCTCTGCTCTGTCTGATTAACGAGCATATGTTCCATGTTGATTGCAAGCTTTTGCACGGACAGCGTGAGGTTGTTAATCTGTCTTACTGTTACTTCGAGATCTGCAATTCTTTTATTCTGCCGAACTTGCTCACGGTCTACGCCTTTGGCAAACTCTTCATGCTCATGCCTTCTTAAGTATTCGTCATTCAACTATGTCTCCTTCCTCAACTTATCATTGCTGTCATTGTTGCTTGACTTGTTTCTAATTCAGAAGAAAATATGCAATAGAAGCAACTAGCATCGCTTTCATTCACTTCAAGCCCTACGCTGATTTTAACTTTTCCTCCAACTTCTACTGGATTCGGAGACATACTTACAGACTTAATTTCAATAATTTCCGCCATTACAACTACACCACCTTCAGTTCTATCGGCTCTATCAGAACTTCGTCCAATATCACATATTTAATATCAAGTGTGTATGTGCCTCGTTGTTTTGGGGAGACTATGGCTTCGATCTCATGCTCATAAATCTTACAATTTCCGTTGCTTTCTTCTACCTTATCTTTTAAACGTAATAAAGAAAATGAAGCTTCTTCAATCACAAAATTTTGATCTTTGATAGAATGAATTGAAATTCTTATACACCTTGTTTCCCCAGCATTAAGCATTACTTTTTTCTTACTTTGCATACCAGCCTCCTATATTTTCTTCTAATTATTTAAAGTTGCATAGATATCTAACGGCTCTAATGTCACTCGCATAGAGGCTAAATCCACAGTGATAATATAAGTCGCATAATATCCAATATTACCAGCTTCATCATAGGCGGTAAGTCCTATCACATACTTGCCGTTTAATGTCGCTGGAATAACTGCATCCCATATCTCCGGAGAACCCGGAGAATCCTTATTTCTGTATAAAACAACGGATTCTCCGTTAATCTCTCCCTCTAACCGAACAACCATAGATTGCTCCTTAGTCTGTTACTTCAACGCTAATTACAAATGTTTTACCGCAATCAACAGGGTTTGGAGTTAATGTTACAGACTTGATAACTGGTGCTCCTGTATCCAGTGTAACTGTTCTTGTAACTGTTGTAGACTTACCAGCACTGTCGGTAGCAACAACTGTGATTGTGTTTGTTCCATTTGCAAGAGTAAGGTCTTTAGTAAATGAACCATCTCTTCCGACTGTAACGGACTCTGCTGTTCCACTGTTAAGTTTGATTGTAACTTTAACAGGACTGGAAGTAACATCGTTTGTAGTACCTTTGACTGTACAAGCAGATTTGTTTGTAATAAGCTTGTCTGCTGGGCTTGAAAGAGTCAGTGTTGGTGGTACTGTATCTACCTTGAATGTAGTTGAGTTTGTAGCGGCTGCGTTTCCATCATAATCGGATGCATCAAGTTTGATTGTATGACTTCCATCGGATAACGCTGTAGCCGGTGTATATGTACACTGGTATCCGCCTGTGATCGCTGTCTTAGTGATCGCATCGCCTGTTACTTTAGTACCACTGTCAAGTGTAATACCGATTGTTGCTGGGTTAACTCCAGAATCAGCATCGGTAACTTTCCATGTGATCGTAGGTTTGCTGTTTGTAGAGAATGAACCATCTGTTGGGCTTACAATTGCAATAACTGGAGCTACTTTCTCTTTAACTGTTAATCTAAGGGATGATCCTAAGGTAGAATCACTCGCATCCTTAGATGTTGAGTTTCCAGCCTCATCCGTTGCTGTTACTTTTACTGGATAGTAATGTCCACTCTGGTTATAACTGGATTCTGACGGAGCTGTTACTGTAGCCTCGTATTTCCCTGTTGAGCTGTTAAGTGTAAGTGTATATGTCTGTCCGTTAATGACGGTTTGTACTGTTTTTACTGCCATATTTCTTTTCTCCCTTCAATATAGGCTTTGTGTATGTTTTATAATTTTGTTTTTTCTCTTTTAATTACATGGGGCTCTTATCTTCATCATAGGCTTTGTCCTTAATCCGCTACTATATAAGTTAAGCATACATTCAGCCAAGCATCAGCCGGAACATTAATACAAGATGTTGTACCATATCGCCCTATTGAAACAATTCTAGTACTAGCATCAACAACCACTGAAAACCTATTACTTCCACTTCCTTGTTGTGCAAAACGTACGTTTGTTCTAGGAAGTCCTATCCCATCTGGAAGTTTAAACATTGCAACGTCTGGAATCCCATCATTTGTTTGCTTTGTAGCTAATTCATTTTTATTGCCTACAGCTCCTACAATATATACAAATTTTCCACACTGACGTACTTGAACGTTGCTGTTCGGTCCATAATGAGTACAACCATTAAAAAAATTAGTAACTTTGAGCCATCCAGTATCTATAGGTTGCTGCTTTTCCAATTCTTCCTGTAAAGTTCCAAATGTAACGTATCCCTCTGGATCAATCGTCGTTGTAATACTTACATCATTACTTAACTTGATATAAAAGTCATGTACCAGCGACCATGACGGCATGGATGTTTCTGACGGAACTTCTTTACCTGTTGAATTTTGCGAAATTGCAAATAATATCTCTGTTCCGTATGAATCTCTCGCATAAATACCTAGCTGTGTCATAAGATAACCAGCTGTCAATCCAGTATTGGAAAACAGCACTCCGATTTTAATTGTTCCATCCGAAGCGGTTGTTACGCCTTGGATTGTTCCACTTTGCTTTATCTCTGAAACGGCTGTCTGACTTTTTAATGCACTTACATCGACTTTTCCAGCTCCAGCTTTTATGGCGGTTACGTTAATCGTCCCACCATTTAGAGCATTTTTTAAAAGCTCAATTCCTTTGTCTGTAATTATCGTATTATCCCACATACTTATACCTCGCTAATAATCACGGAAGAATGTTCGCATGAACTTGACACAATCGCATAATCAATATCCGTTTCTGATTCACTTACTTCTGAAATACGAACATCACATATAAGATGTGCTGGTTTTAATTGCTCAATTCTTCTTAATACTTCATCATAGTTATTGACTGTTCCGTAAAAAATCACTTGAAATGTATTCTTACCAGTGTTTTCAACGATCTTTGCTTCAACACCGCTCAAAGATGATAAAATCTTTTCAAAACGTGCTGGATTTAAAGCCTTTTTTACTCTCCTTTGCTGAATCTGCTGCCTTCTTTGTTCTATTGTCTGATCTGGAAGAGGCGTTATTTCATACGCTTTTTCCCAGTACGGCAACGACCATGTGGCACGACTTACAAAGATTTGATCGTAAATGTCGTCACATATCTCTTTCACATCGTCTAATTCCAGACCGATGATCTGAAACAACCAAAGACCGATTCTTGATTTTCCGTAAATAGGAGATACATAATCAATCATTCGCTTTGCACTCTCACTGGTTAAGATTTGCTCCATAAGTTCTGTTTTATACCACATAAATCAGCCCTCCGTTAATGCTATAGTTCCAAGCACAGGCATTTGTCCAGACGTAAATTCAACGTTTTTGGCTGCGTCATTTATCTGTACATTTTCATAGTCATAAATATCGGATATAGAACTAAGTAATGAGTTGATCGCTGATATTCTGACAACATTATCGGTTGCATCCGAAGATACGTTCAATAAATATGCCTGCAATTCTGTCTTAAAGCTGTCTTGCACCTCTCGAATCGTTCCTTCTTTCAGATACACAACCGCTGCGACATTAATTGTGACTGTATCAGGGGTTGTTATTTCTAAAACGGCATTTGTCGGTGCTAAACGTGCTTCTCCATCGTCTGGACTCATAATATAATCATAAACGGCATCTTGAATCTGCTTTGATGCCGGCTGTCCATTCTGATCTAGCAAAATGATCTTAACTGTACCCGATGTATCTTTTGCCGATATAACAGTTGCAGCACCTACACCAGCAACCGATAATGCCCATCGTTTGTAATCGGCAACATTTCCTATAAACGAAACGTCCTGACTTTGATCGTATTCAACGATTCGCTCTCTCAAAGTGTCATCGTCCTCTTCATCCAAACCACCAGTGATCGGTTCTTCATTTGTTACAGATATAATCTCGTCGAGAAGTTCTCCATTCTCGTCCCCTGTGTGCAATACGATTGTATTTGCTCCAACATTGCTATCTGCTCCTCCTTCTACTGCTTCAATTGGTATTTTTGCATTTCCCAGCGTATCAACTGTAGCTTCTTCAATCGTTACGAACTCTATGGTATTTCCTTCATCGTCAGCCTCCGTTGAAAATCCATAGCCAAGGGGTATTACAAGTCCAGCTTTTGCTGTAATTGTCACATATCCCGAAGCGTTTACTGATTCTCTTCGCACCATGCCTCCTCGCTCATCTGCGTGATAATCTAACAAATACGATTCTTCACAGGTAGCTGGAAAAAGGCACTTTAAAACTTCTACAAGAACGTACTCTTTAAGTTCTGATATTTCTATTGCTGTTGGTCGTGTAAAATCCCACGAAAATCCGCCCTCCGATTTATCAATATCTTCTGGCAAATTTCCCAGCATTTTCTCATGGATTTCATCTTCACTCGAATTTTCCAAAAAATCGGGAAGTTCCATTTCTTCTGCTTCCAATGCCATTTTTATCCCACCTCACTTTTAAAACTTGTTGTTATCTCTGTATCTCCGTCGATTCCCTGTACTTGTACTGTTACAAGACAATGATCTGCTTCCCATTGAAACGTAATATTCCCAACGTACAAAGTTCTTTCGGACGGATCAGCCATTAACGCCTCTTCAATCTCTCTTTGTAAAATGCTTTCTGCCTCTTCACGGCTATCTGCTTGCAAGGCACTTTCATAGTCAATCCCAATGTCGGTGGAATATCCCTCATGAGCATATCTTTGTGTCATGATCGTTTTGTAACACCATTGCACCCACGCTTCGAACCCGGATGCCTCTTTTAATTTTCCATCATGAAGCGTAACAAAGTCGCCTGTGTCAAAATCAAAAAAGATGCTCGGCTTATAACCAGCATCTTCGTCCTCTTCTGTATTTTCTTCGTCAGTTCCTTCGTTCTCTTCATCGTCTAAATATTCCTCGTCATTGTCGTATTCCTCGGGAAAAAGATTATCCGGCATCGTCTCCACCTCCTTCTACCTTTCCAACTACAATAAGTTCTTCTGCATCTGTCCAGATCAATAAAACCCTGTCTCCTTCTGCTGTCTCTATTCCTGATAATACTAAATAATCATCGTCTGGTTCTGATCCTTCTGGGTAAGAATCTGGAAGAACGCCACCAGCTTTCATCGTTCCAAGTTCTGCAATAATATTTACTGCTTCGCTGTTATTTCCCTTTGAAATCTGTTCGATCATCCGAATAAAGTTTTTTCTTCCATCTTGCTTCATAACTAGCAATCTCCTTTAATAAAAAACAACGTCCATTGTTCCAGCGACACAGTCATGAGATATACTTTTCACTGTCTTGTTTCCCTTGATTCCAGCGGTACCACAATCAACATAGACTGTATCGCCTCGTTTGATCTTAGGATTACTGATCGCTGTCACTGTGTATTCTCGTTTGACTTTTGCACTTCTTTTAAGCTTGTTTTGTGCCTGTTTCTTGACCTTAGACAGCTTTTCTTTTTTGTCCTTGTCCATAATATCTTGGATCGTACCAAACTTCGATGTATTCTTAGATAATGTTGAAAGTCTTGGAATCGAGTTTTTCTTCGACTCTCCATAAATTTTTATTTTGGTAACGATATCATCCATCGTTATTTTCAGTTCAATAGATATAACGTTCTTTCCTTCTTTCAATTTATAAATCGTCGAATTTTTGTTTGCATACTTTATAATCACAGTCGTTCCTTCAATCGTGAAAATATAACGGCTGGAAATACTTTTCTTTGCTTTGTTAAGCACGTATATAATCATATCTCCGATATTCTTCTGAACTGGCTTGATTCTTTTGTTTTTGATCGAGCCATAACTATAGCTTAATTTCAGTTTCCAAGCGGTACAGATTTTCTTTACAATCTCTTTTGTACTAAGTCCAGACTTATAATAAAAATAGTCCTGTGATTTCATCATATAAATGAGATAATCATACGCTGTAAACGTTACTTCCTTCTCGGTGTCTGTAACTCTGTCATTTTCCCAGATCACACCTCGAAATACTTCAAAGTACCCATTCCCAACATCGGCAGAAATATATAATCGGTCTGACGGCTGTATCAAGGTTGATAGTGTAGCCCCATTTTGAACGGCATTCATTACTGTTAAACTGACTTCTTTCGCTAACGAATCAGGATCATCGGAGATCGTTAAATCTAAAATAACTCGTGATTTAAAAAGATCATATCTCTTGCCGGATGATGTCTTTACCACGGCTTTATACTGCGGATTTGCCAAACTTGCCATGATTTATCCTCCTATCATCTTTAACAAAGTCTTATAACCTACAACGCCGTCAACAGTTAATTTATGCTTTCGCTGATATCTTTTCACTGCTGCTGCTGTCTTTGATCCGTAAATTCCATCTTGTTTAGTTCTGACAATCTTCTGCACAAATTTAACCACTTTCCCTCGTCTGCCTCTTCGAATCTTAATCTTCTTCATGGCAGATTTCATAGCGGAAGTCAGCTTTTTGTCAACTTTCAATTTGGAATATCCGTCTTTGTTCATTGCTTTCTTAAGTTCAGTGACTTTAGAATTTGAAACGGATTTACTGCTTGGAACAGGGATCACAAGCACCTGTCCTTTATAGATCGTGTATTTGCTGATCTTCTTTTTCGGATGTTTCTTGCGTTCCTTCTTGTTCCTTGCATCAATGAGTTTTTTATTGGCATTATAAATTAACTTGTACTTTTTACTCGATCCGAGATATTTCTTTGCAAGCTTACGCAACGTCTGACCTTTTTTTACCTTAACCTTTTTCTTTTTTACTTTGGTTGTCTTTCGCTTTCGTTTACTTGATGATACACTGATTTTCTCATAATCAATAAATCGGATTGTATAATAATAATCTTTCAGACTTTTAATCGTGGAAACGTACTGTGAGATCATCATGTCTTTATTGATCTTTGTTCCTGTAATACAGACATTTACAACTGTTCCATGCACTGTCCAGTAATTCAGCAACGCATCCAATACCGCTGGATCAGTCCACTTATGAACAAATTTCATGCCTTTTCTTGATTCTCCGGGCAAGAAACTATCCCAACCAAGCTCTGACAAGTTTTTACCATTCGGAACGTTGATCTGCCCGAATCTATAAATATCATACTCTGCAAATTTTCCATCAAGTGATGTTTCAATCTCTTCTGGAATCACTGGAAGCTGAATCTTTTGATTCGCTCCCTTTGCATTTTTACCAGTAATATATATGTCCATCACATAACCTCCGCTGTCCTGTTACTTGCTGTTGATCCTACGGCATCTGCAATCGCCTGCATGATTGTATCAGCAATCTCTCCTTTGGCGTTCTTAATATCATCTACGATGCTTCCACTACCATTTACGCTGATCGTAATTCCGCCAACATTAATGACTGTCTGACTGCTTCCAGATGATGCCGTTGCTCCTGTCTTAGCTGAACCGCCAACAATTCCACCCTTGGCATGTTTTGTAACGCCTAAAATCTGCCCTGCCTGATTCCACAAGGATAATGCTCGGCTTCGATGTTTAGAAAGTGGAATAACCATTTCGTTTCCATCTTCTCCAAGCTCTGAAACGATATGTCCTCTTACCAAGCTACCTTTCGCATTATGAAAGAACTTCCCATTTTTCGGTAAGGCTGTCTGTAATTTCGGTGCGGATGATGTCTTTTTGCTTGTTTTCTTTTTACCAGATTTTGAAGAACCGCTATTACTTAGATAACTTCCACTAGTAATACTTTTGATCGCACTTGCTTGTGCAGCGGTTGTACTTGCTGCGGATGCAATCGTTGAGGCTGCGGATGCTAAAGCACCTGCAAGTGATAATGCGGAACTTCCAGCACTTTGTAAGTTGCCACCAGCTGCAAGCGACATAGAACCCATCGTTCCCAGCATTCCTCCAGCTGTTGCGGACATTCCACCTAAGCCACTGACTTTTCCACCAGCTGCATTCGTAGCACCTGAAAAAATCTTTGTCGTCTTTGATCCAACATTCGTTTGTTTTGTGTTTTTCTTATTCTCCTCGTAAGCTTTCTGTACGGAACTTGCCAGCTCTTTGTATTTTGCTCCTTTTGGATTAACACTTCTAATACTGTCTTTACTGTATTTCCAATATTTCTGACTATTTGCCGTCATAGAATTACTGTTTTTCAGTGCATTCTTTCGGCTGGATACAAACCTTCTAAGGGAATCGCCAAACTTATTTCCTTTAAAGATTGCCCCCAGTCCACCGACACCAGCTCCAATCAACGCTCCCGGAACTGCCCCAACACCGCCAAA